CTGCCAACCTGTCCCAAACTTCTTTGGAGCAGATGTTGATTCAAGTTCGTCAAGCTGTTGACAACAACGGCAAGAAGATCCGCCTTGTGCCCCGCCAGTTGGTGGTGGCCCCCGGCAACGTCTTCCAAGCCGAAGTGTTGTTGAAGAGCGTTTTGCGTTCTGGTACAGCAAACAACGACCTGAACCCCGTCAAGTCTATCGGCTTGTTGGACGAAGGCGCTGCTGTTATCAGCCGCTTGACCAGCTCTACAGCATGGTGGGTCCAGACCGATGCACCCGAGGGCATGAAGCTCTTGATGCGTCGCAAGTTGGAAAAGACCATGGAAGGCGACTTCGAGACCGACTCGATGCGTTACAAGGCTACCGAGCGTTACATTCCCGGATTCACTGATCCGCGTGCGTTGTACGGTACACCCGGTATCTAAAGTGACAGGGGGAAGGTGCAAGCCCTCCCCCTTTTTTTAAAACTGAATTTGTCAAACTTTTCAAGGAGCAGACAAAATGCCACAATTTTCCGATGACCTGTTTTTGGGTCCAGCACAAACCTACATGGGTACTGGCGTTCGCCCGTACACAACCACCGCCACTGGCGGCAACGGTAGCGTATCTTCAACAACCCTCACCGTCACAGCATTGAACCAAGGCGCTCCAATCGTCTTGGGTACGTTTGTTGACGGCTCAGGTATTGCTGACGGCACATACATTTCAGCTTTTGGCACGGGTGTCGGCGGTCTGGGCACTTACGTCCTGAACCAAGCCAGCTCTATTGCCAACGGCACTGCGTTGACTTTCCACGGCAACATTTTGTTCGATGATCCAGCTCCAATGGATCTGGGTATCGGACCTTTGGGCCGCATTTACGTTTGGGACATCATTCCCCAAACTTTGGGCGCAAGCAACATTGCGGCTGCACAAACCACGTCTTCGACCATTGCCTTGACTGCTGGAACTTCGGTAAAGTCCGTTGTCAATACCTACGGCCAAACCGTGTTGCAACTTGACTGCCCACGCGCTGTCAGCATTGTGTCTGGCGCTGGCACATTGACCAACCGTACTGTGACCATCACTGGTTACGACTACTACGGCCAGCCAATGACCGAGCAGATTGCTACTGGCACTGTTCAGTCAACCACCGTCAAAGGCAAGAAAGCATTCTTCACGATTGTCTCTGCATCGATCTCCGGTGCATTGGGCGCGACGATTGCAATCGGAACCACTGACATCCTTGGCATCCCTGTTCGCGTGTTCAACGTGGCCTACATTGCAAGCGTCAAAACCAACAGCACGTTGGCTCAAGACACTGGCACTTTTGTGGCAGCAGACACAGCAACCGCAACCGCCACCACTGGTGACGTGCGCGGCACTTACGTTCCCGGCACTGCATCTGACGGTATCAACCGCACAGTGATGGGTATCTTGCTTCCCGGTATCGCCGTCGGCCCTAACGCAACTCGCGTTGGTGCTCTTGGCGTAACTCAAGCCTAAAGGAGAGCGACATGGGTCAATTTAAACCAATGGTCAAGATGATGACCACAGAGCCTTCAGTTGAGCTGAAGCTCAAAAAGGGTGGCAAGGTAGCCAAGAAGGCTGACGGCGGCATGATGGGCGCTCCTATGGGCGCTCCTGACCTGCCTCCAGCAATGCCTGCCCGTGGCGGCATGCCAATGGCTGGCGCTCCTATGAAGCCTTCGCTGGCCATGCGTCGCCGCGCCATGAAGGGCATGCCCGCTGGTGCTGGTCCTGCTGGCCCAGTTGGCGGCGCTGCCTCTATGCAGCCTCCAATGCCTATGCCTCCATCTGGCCCCGCCATGAAAAAAGGCGGCAAAACCAAAAAGATGGCTGAAGGCGGAAAGTCTGACATGGCTCAAGACAAAGCCATGATCAAAAAGGCTTTTAAAGAGCACGACATGCAAGAGCACAAAGGCGGCAAAGGCACTAAGTTGACCCTTAAAAAAGGCGGCAAAGCGCACAAGTACGCCACTGGCGGCGCAATCCCCAGCGAGACATCGTCTGGCGACTACGCAACCACCAAGATGTACCAAGCCAAGGCTGACTCAGCCAAGGGTACTGGCGGCGTCAAGGAAGGCAACGGCGGCGGCTTTAAAAAGGGCGGCAAGGTCAAGATGGCCATGGGCGGCATGATGGACGGCGGCATGATGGATGGCGCTTATAAAAAAGGCGGCATGGCTATGGCTATGAAGGACGGCAAAAAAGTGCCTGCTTTCTTGGCTAAGAAAATGGCCACTGGTGGCGTCGTTAAGGGTCAAGCTGGCTACGCAACTGGCGGCATGATTCCATCGGAAAGCACTTCTGGTTCTCCTGCTACTACGATTGTTGACACAGCAAGGTACGACAACGCCCCTGCCAACACTGGCGGTGTGCGCGACGGCAATGCTGGCGGCTACAAAAAAGGTGGTGCTACAAAAAAGCGGTACGCCACGGGGGGCAGTGTTAACAGCACTGGTTCTGCCGTGGCCATGCCACAAGGCCGCAAGCCTGCTGCCAAGCCTGTAGCCATCAATGAACTTGCTGGCACTTACAAAAAAGGTGGCCGGGTTGCACCGGGTAATCGTGCATTGCAGGCAGTCTCTGATGAGGAGAACGCTCCAGCAATGCGTGCCGCAAAAGCTATGAGTAACGAAAAGTACGGCCCAGCCAGTACTATGAAGCTCAAGCGCGGCGGCATGTCTTGTTGAAACAAGGTGGGGGCTTCGGCCCCCGCTTTTAATTGGAGAGATTTATGGCTATTACGGCTACATCACAAACATTGTTTGATGGCGAGAGAGTGGCCATCATGAAGTTCTACGCAACAATGAGCGCGACAGAGAATGAAACCAATGTTGTCAAGGTGAACCCTGCAAACTTGGCTGCGTCTAATGCTGGCGGTGCTTGCGATGCTGTAAGCATTTTAAAAGTAACCGCATTAACGCACGGCCTTGAAGTTCAAATGAACTGGGTTGCTTCAGCTCCTGTGGTCATTGAGACCATTCCGCAAAACAGTCAATACACGCAAGATTATTCCAAAATTGGTGGTTTGACTAACAACGCTGGTGCAGGCAAAACTGGTGGAATTTCTTTTACCACGTTGGACGGTGGCGCTGGAGATGCATACACAGTCATCTTGGAAATGCAAAAACACTACGTCAACCCTCTAGGCTGATCATGCCAAGCAAGTCACCTGCTCAACATCGTTTAATGGAGGCGGTCGCACATAACCCTGCGTTCGCCAAAAAGGTCGGGATTCCCACGAAGGTCGGCAAAGAATTTGCCAAGGCTGACGAGGGTAAGAAGCTTAAAGGAGGCGGGCTTTATGACAACATCAATGCAAAACGCGAGAGAATTTCTGAAGGCTCTGGCGAGCGCATGCGCAAGCCGGGCAGCAAAGGCGCTCCAACGGCTGAAGCTTTTCGTGAGTCAGCTAAGACAGCCAAAATGAAAGAAGGCGGCCCCAGCTTGGCCGTTGGACGCGGTGAAAAACTTTCCGTTGATCGTGGTGCTGGGCTTACCCAAAAGGGTCGCGACAAGTACAATCGAGAGACTGGTTCACACCTTAAAGCACCTCAGCCAAAAGGCGGTCCACGCAAGGACTCATTCTGCGCTCGGATGTCTGGTGTGGTCGAACATTCAAAAGGGGACGCGCCACGCGCTAAAGCATCGCTGAAGCGGTGGAACTGTCCCGGTTGGTAAGGGAACAACGATGGCTTATTCAGGCTCTGTAGGCACGACCGTTGTAACGGTCCAAACGCTGATTGACCACGGTGCTCGTCGCTGCGGCAAGTTGGCCGAAGAGCTGACCTCGGAGCAGGTTCTAAGCGCCCGTGAGTCGCTTTTTTTCTTGCTGTCCAACCTGATCAACATCGGCATTCAGTATTGGGCCATCAGCAAGAAGGTTTACGGTTTTTCTCCTGACCGTGCAGTGTATTTGCTGCCCCTTGGCGGCAATGACGTGCTCAATGCCCTGTACCGCTGGATGAATCGCCCAAACGGGGCCTATACGTCCTCTGCCGGGGGTGTTGTTGCCAACGTCTATGACGGCAATGTAGACACCATTTGCACCCAAAACGCGGCCAATGGCAATATCTCGGTCAATTACGGCCCATCGAACCCTGTTTTCATTGGCTCGATAGGTTTTTTGCCTGCTGCAAGCGGCAATTGGTCAATTATCCTCGAGTATTCGCAGGACAACAGCACTTGGCAGACCTTGGCAGACCTCGGAACAATCGCCGTGGTGAACAATGAGTGGGTTTGGACCGACATTGTCAACGGTCAGACCGTCTCCTACTACCGCATTCGCGCCTACAACGGCACGACTTTGAGCTTGCGCGAGTGGTACTTGGGCAACAACAGCACCGAGATCACAATGTCGCGCCTGAACCGCGACGACTACACCGATCTGCCAAACAAAAATTTCACTGCAAACCAGCCGTTTCAGTATTGGTTCAATCGGACCATTCCCCAAAGCCAAATTGTGCTCTGGCCAACGCCTCAGAACGCCTTCTACCAGATGACCATTTGGTACTCGCGCCAGATCATGGACGTGGGCGACCTTTACGGCGAGCTGGAAGTGCCTCAGCGCTGGTACGAGGCCGTGGTGATGATGCTGGCTCACCGGATGAGCCTCGAGCTGCCCGGCGTGGGCCTTGACCGCGTGCAATACCTTGAAGGGCAGGCCG